CATTCAAGATATAGTCTTGACATATGATCAGATTCAGAATATAATACTATACATATATGATTGATATTGAGGCTATTGGTGGGAGAAAGAAACTGAGAGAAGAGGTGGAAGATGCCACTTTCTTTTTCCTAAAGAAATTATTACCTCGGCTAAAAAACATCGAGATCAACATTATCTTAAAAAGAGGACTGAAAGAAAAAGAAGGTCTATATGGTGATTGTATTTGGGAAGATACCAATCATAGACCTCGGGTATTCACGATAAGAATGGACTCGGCGGTCGAACACGATCTGATTATGGACACCCTTGCGCATGAAATGGTTCATGTGAAACAATATGCAAGAGGTGAACTAGTTGATTGTGTCAGAAAAGCTGGTTATAGCAGATGGAAAGGCAAATTCTACCCTTGGAATGGTAAAGCAGAACCTTGGGAAAAAGAGCCTTGGAAGCGTTCTAAAAAATTATATGAAGAGTGGAAATCTTATAAATAGATGAAAGACCTTCATTTAATTTTATGGGAACTATGCTATCATTTAAAGACTACAAAGAATTTTCGGATATAATCCTTGAAGCAACTGTGAGCGCTGGTAAATATGGGCCAGGTTCACTTTTTACTTTAAAGACAGATAAGATATCAGCCTTTGAAAATAAGGTAGGAGATAAATTAAAATTACCATCAAGCCCTGTCTTTAGTAAATTAGATGCCACTAAGATACCAAGTGATGCTCTAATTTTTGGTGATAGTTCTCAGCCACTCAGAGCTGCATTTGAGATTCTCGATGCGCCTGATGGAAAATCAGTAGGTTCATTTGCTTGGCATGAAAAGGCAGTTGATAATTATTTCAATGGATTAAAATTAGGTTCAGATATCAATTGGGGTAAAGATACTCCTACACTCGAAACTGTTCAAGCACTTGGTGTATATTATAAAGATGTCGAAGCCGATGCAAACAACCGCCAAAAGGTCATTGATAATATAAAAAGTATCTTGAGTAATGGTCAAGATTGGGATTCAAAGGGTAAATCAAACCTCATATCTAAGTTCGATACAATGACATCAAAGAATTTTGCTGAGATGATTGGTCTTATAGCCGGAATGGGAGACTTCATGCCTCTTGTAAAATTTAAGCCAAATATCATTCACGGTAGAATCAATGATTACTATGCGGCAGAAGAACAGAACGACAATGTTGCGATAACAGGTGTTAAGGCTAATACAGCAGATATGATCATCTCATCAGCCGATGCGAATAAAACAATTGAGGCGATGAAAACCGACACATTCACCTTTGATAAAAAAGGTGTTATCACTGGAGAAAAGAGTAAAATCAATCTGATTCAAGTTTCATTAAAGAAATCCGCAGACAAAGCTCAGTTAGGTAAGGTAACAGCATATATCATTCAGAAATATGGATTACCATCATATGATGATTATTTCACAGACATTGTTAGTGAATCTTTCCAAATGAATGAAGGCGTGTTTGATATTTTCAAAGCAGCTGCCGAAAAGGTAAAAGGTTTATATTTAAGGGTATCAAAGGCATTACGAAACTTTGCGGGAAAGGTAACTGGCAGATTTAAGAAAGCCGCCAAATCAGAAAAGAAATCTGTATTCTCTAGATATCAGAAGATATTCGGTCTAGATAAAGCAGATATGTTAATGATGGAGCAATACATCGAAGGTGATAAACTTCTGATTGAAAAGAAAGTAGTAGGAAATCTTAATAGTAAACTTGAGAAGATCAAAATTTCTGATGCAAATAAACTAGTCAAAGAAGTTCAAAATAAGAGAAATGGTGTTATAAAACTATATGATACAAAAGATTATCTTATCCATAAAACAGGAACAGAGATAACAAATTTCAAATCATCAAAAGAGATCAACATTGATATAGTTTCTAAACTACTATCAAATTCTTATTCATTATCATCTGTCGAATCAATCATCGGCACAACAAATACAGATGAGATATTAAATTCTGTGATTGATATGCATAAAGAAGTTTACTTCGGCAAAACATCTCTTCCATTATATAAAGTATATGGAAAATCAAGTGGTAAATCGTATGAATACCTTGGATCAGCCGAAGACTATGTTGAAAAGAAAAAGGCTAAATTGAAAGATGTTCAATTTCCTATCTCGGGTATCCGACTCAATACACAAGATAAAAAATATCTAAATATTGACTTATATGTTGTTAGTGATATCGAAGAGAATAAAATTTACTACACGGCATTTCGCACAGGTACAAACGCATCAGGTAGATTCTCTTTTAATTTTGAAGGAACTAAAAAGATACCTTATGATAAATTTATCAAATTCTTAAAGTAATAATGAATAATCATCTAGAAAAGGCATTTAGATTTCACAGAGAGAATAAGATTCCTCTGGCACATAATATTTTTCGACCACATTCGATACATTACTATCATTTGTTCGAACACGCTAGACAACTGCAAGAGACATACAAACCCTTGAGTGAGTTTGATGAATATCTATTATCAACAGACATTGGTAAATTTGGTCTCTACGAAGGCGAACAGGTTCCACTTGATCATCCATTCATTAATGAAGCAGAATATCAAGGCACTGAGGTTGAATTGAATAAACCCAAAAGAGGTGGTAAAAAGAAATTTTATGTCTATGTAAAGAATGATAAGGGCAATGTAATCAAGGTTCAGTTTGGTGATACATCTGGTCTCAAGGCTAAGATCGATGATCCCGCAGCTCGAAAAGCGTTTTCATCAAGACATAACTGTCCTGCAAAGAAAGATAAAACAAAAGCAGGTTACTGGTCATGCAATCTTCCACGATATGCATCCGAACTTGGCTTAAAAGGAGGAGGAAATTTTTTCTGGTAACATGAGTAAACCATATAAAGAACAAATCAAAGATAATATCAAGTACCGTGAGTTTGATCCTATGATTGAAACTGATGAACTCGTTTGGCATCGTGATAGAGAAAATAGAACCATTACTGTCTTAGAAGGTGAAGGATGGTTCTTTCAAATGGATAATGAAATTCCAAAGGAGATGTGTGCTGGGGATATTCTCGAAGTGAAAAAGATGGATTACCACAGACTATATAAATCTGGCACAACACCACTTAAAATTTCAATCGAAGAAAAGTATATGAAATCATTTAAACAATTTAACGAATCCAAGATCGACGAAAAAGTTGATATAAAGAAAGCTTTGAAGAAAGTTAAGGGATTGTCTAATAAACAAACTGAATTACTTCTTACTTTACCCGCAGGAGTTATAACATCTGTTGTAAGTCAATTGGGAATGCTTGTTGCTGATAATGATCCATTAGAAGAAACTGTTTTAAACACTATAATATCTAAAGCTAAAAATGATATGAAAGAAGATTCTCTAAAAGAAGCATCATACCCAATCGATATTAAACAGTGGCAATTCTCTCATGGTGCAAAGCAACCAAAAGAAAAGGGAAATTGGATATTTGATTATGAAGCAGCTCTAGGCGCTCGAGATGGATCGATAGGATTACAGAAAGATACCTTTATGGCAAAGGCAGGATCGACATTCAGAAATGCCACCAAACAGTTATTCAAGTTCTTACAAAAAGAACTTAAGGTAAAACCCAAAGATGTTAAAATTACACTAGCACCATAAATGGACTCATTTAAACAGTATATATCAGAAAATAAGGGAGGTAAGAATACTCACATGACACACATCGAAGATCGTGTGATCTATGGTGGTGTTACCGGGGCCAGAGAGGCTATCTTTGCTTTAAGATCGATGAGAGATATGTTAGCTGGTAACTCTAGTACCTCTCACGATGTAACTGTTAAATGGGATGGTGCGCCAGCTGTCTTCGCTGGAATCGACCCATCTGATGGGCAATTCTTTGTTGCTAAAAAAGGAATCTTTAATAAAGAACCCAAGGTATATAAATCTGAAGCAGATGTCAAGGCTGATACATCAGGTGATCTTGCGGATAAATTAATAATCGCATACAACGAATTAAAGAAATTAGGAATCAAGGGCGTTATTCAAGGTGACATAATGTTTACCTCTGGTGATCTCGCTAAAGAATCTATTGAAGGTCAATCTTATTACACATTTCAACCAAATACAATTGTTTATTCTATTCCTGTCGATTCTAGTCTCGGCAAGCAGATAGCAAAAGCAAAGATTGGTGTGGTCTTTCATACAACATACGAAGGTGATTCATTCGAAAACATGAAAGCCAAATTCAAGGTTGATATGACCAAATTAAAGAAGGCTGACTCTGTTTGGTATCAAGATGCTGAATATAATGATGTGAGTGGCAAGGCTACTTTCACCGCGGCGGATACAAATGAAGTTAATAATGCTCTAACAAATGCTGGAAAGATATTTCAGAAGATTGCAGGATCGACTCTCCGCCAGATTGAAAAGAATCAATCTCTTGCACAACAATTCGAAACTTTTAATAATACACTAGTTCGTAAAGGAGAAAGAATAGCATCTCCTACAAAACATGTCAATGATCTGATCGCTTGGTTCGAGGCTAAATTCGAAAAGGAAAGATCACAAAGAAAATCTACAAAGGGCAAAGAAGGAGTCAATAAGAAGGAGAAAGAACTCATGAGTTTCTTCTCATCTAAAAATAGAAAGAACCTTGAACTTGTATTTGAACTTCAAAATGCAATCGTGGATGCGAAACTAATTATTATAAATAAACTAGATAAGGTGAAACAGATGAAAACATTTGTTCGCACCAAAAATGGATTCAAGGTTACAGGCTCGGAAGGGTTTGTTGCTATCGATAAGACAAGTAATGGAGCAGTGAAACTTGTTGATAGACTTGAATTCTCTACAAACAATTTTAGTAAAGATGTAATAAAAGGATGGGAACGTTAATGAAATCATTTAAACAATTTAGAGAAGAGAAGGTAAAATCAGTTGTATTTACATTTGGTCGGTTCAATCCACCTACAACTGGCCATGAAAAACTATTGATCAAAGTTGCTTCTATTGCTATAGGCAATGATTATAGAATCTTTGCTTCTCAATCAGACGATAAGAAAAAGAATCCTCTTAAATATAAAGAGAAGGTTCAATTGATGCGTAAGTTATTTCCTAAGTATGGTCGTAATATCATACTTGATAAGAAGATTAAAAATTCTTTAGATGCTCTTGTATATCTTTATGATGAAGGGTATACGCAAGCAACTATGGTTGTTGGCGCTGATAGAATTTCAGATTTTAAGAAATTGCTAACAAAGTATAATGGTGTAAAGGCTCGCCACGGTTTCTATGATTTTCCAGATGGAATACAAATTGTATCTGCAGGAGAACGAGACCCTGATGCAGATGATGTCTCTGGTATGTCTGCATCTAAGATGAGAGCAGCAGCAACCGAAGGTGATTTCAAAGCATTCGCAAACGGCTTACCTAAATCTTACGGTGATAAATTAGGCGTATTCAATCTTCTTCGCAAGAGAATGGGATTGAAAGAGATGACAAGTTTTCGTAAACACATTGAATTGAAGACAACAAACATCCGAGAAAGATATATTGCAGATGAGGTTTTCCTAGTAGGTGATGAATTCTTAACTTTGGAAGGTAATATTCATTCTGTTGTAGAAAGATGCACAAACTATATTCTTGGTTCAGATGATAAGAAATATTTCCTTGATAAGATTGTTGAAGTAAAACAAGATAAGGAAATTGAAGATCGCAAAGGTTCTCAACCAGCCAAGTATTTTGCAAAAGATGCAGATGGTGATGAGATGGCTAAATCTACAAAACAGAAAAGAGCCGCACACTTTAAGAAGAAATCTACCAAGCCCGCTCCTGGCGATGCAACGGCAAAAACAAAACCTTCACAACATACTAAGAAATTCAAAGATATGTTTGGTGAAAAGGTTGAATATTTTTCTATGCCAGAACTCAAGAAGCATCTGAAAAAAGAATATGGATCAAAGGCTTCTTCTCTTAGAATTTTAAAAGTTGGTGGAGGTGTATCAATCCAAACACCAGGTGGACAGGAACTAGAAAGATATAATAGAGTTCCTAAATTAGGTTACACACTCGCCGAAGACAAAAATCCAGTCGTAGATACTGAAGATAGTGTAGAAGAGGGCGTAAATGATCCAGCGATTTTCAAAGCCGTATTCCTAGCAGGTGGACCTGGATCTGGTAAATCATTTACTGTTGGTCAAACAGGATTGAGTGCTCTTGGTCTTAAACTAGTTAATTCTGATCCTGCCTTTGAAAAAGCAATCAAGAAAGCAGGAGGAGTAATGGAACCAGAGTTTATCTTCTCACCAAAAGGTCAAGAGATAAGGAGAGGAGCGAAAGCACTCACGGGCAAACAGATGGACCTTTATGTCTCTGGTCGCCTCGGACTCACCATTGATGGAACAGGAAAAGATTTCAATAAGATTAAAGGTCAAGCCGAACAACTAAAAGCAATAGGCTATGATGTAGCTATGATCTTTGTTAATACCGATCTTGAGACTGCTATCAAAAGAGACCAGGAAAGAAGTAGAACTGTTGGAGCAAGTGCGGTTACAAAGATGTGGCAAGACGTTCAAAAGAATATTGGTAAATTCCAAGCATTCTTTAGAAATCAATTTGTTGTTGTGGATAATTCAATTGGTTCTAATTGGAAAAAGGCAACAACTGATGCCTACAAAAAGATGAAGAAGTTTGCTGATCAAGAGCCAAGATCAAAGGTTGCTCAAGATTGGATTAAAAGTCAATACGCTAAATCTGAAGGTACAATGGACCCCGAAATGATTAAACTTCTCACTAAAGCAATGAAAGAGGTTCCAGGTTCGAAGAATCAGAAAGGTGTTGTTAAGAAATTAAATGCTCTTAGAAAGAAAGCCAAACTTGAGCCAATACCGATTGATGAGGACACAAAGAAAGGTCTTCAGAAGAAAGCAGATAAAACAGGCATTCCTTATGGCATTCTCAAAAAGGTATTTGATCGTGGCGTAGCCGCTTGGAAAACAGGTCATCGCCCTGGTACAACCGCAACTCAATGGGGCTATGCTAGAGTGAATTCCTTCGCAACTAAGAGTAAAGGTACTTGGGGTGGCGCAGATAAAGATTTAGCAGCAAAGGTAAGAGGATGATACAATTTAACGAATATTTAGAGATAGGTACAAAACAGATATCTTATAAATACAAGAAAGATACTCCTGGCGAAAAAACAACTATGAAAAGAGAAAAATTTATACCCAAAAATGTAATGGATGAAGATGTGCCTGCCTTTATGGGTGCTCTTGCTCAAGCCGCGAAAGACGGCAAGAAAGATTTTAAATTCGGAGATAAGACCTACAAGGTCAAGTTAAAGAAAGATGTAGCTGATAAGATCACCAAGAATATGGATGAATCAAAGGATTTTGAACCCCATATGATGTATGATCCCAAGACAGGTAAAGAATATAAGGCAGAAAAGCCTGAAGACCATGAAAGAATGGCTAAATTGGGTTATACACATGAGAAGCCCGAAATGAAATCTGAAGCCACAGAATCTGATTATATGAAATTATCAGATAAAGAATTAGATGAACTTCTTACAATTTTTGAAAATGTCCATAGATCAACTTCTAAGGATGTTATGAAAGCATTAAGCTTAGAAAAGAAAAGAAGATCACTCAAAGAAGATCAAAATTTAACACAAAGTAAAAAGGAAAAAACTAAAATGTATTTTAAAGATAAGAAGACTCAGAAAGTCGCAGAAGCGGTGAAAAGGGTAATGAAAAGTAAAGAAGAGAGTAACGCATTCACTGCTGCCGCGGCTGAAGCTAAACTTGCTGGCAAAACAGAATTCGAATTTGAGGGTAAGAAATATCCAGTCAAGATCAAGGATGGCGCTGCCAAAGCAATCGCTAAGGAATCTGTTGAACTTCAAGAAGCAAGTTTCGGTGATATCGAAAAGATAATTAAGTGGGCGGATAAGTATTTCAAAGACAAGCGTAAGTTCAGACACCCATCGACTGATATTTCTAAGAAATATGGCACTGCATTTATCAATCTTACTATTATGAACGTCATCATTATTCGACTTGGTGGTAAAAAAGGAATAGTAGTTACTCACGATGATCGCACAAATGGTAGTGGTAAAGATTATGAAGAACACTTTTCTAATGCAAACGGTGTTATTAAGTTTGTTGAAAAGAAATATAACGAAATGCCAAAGGACGAATCCGTTGAAGAATCAATTGAAGAATCAGTTGAACTTGAAGAAGGCAAATTTGATAAACTAGAAAAGAAACTTGGACGTATTAATCCAGAATCTTTAGAAGCCGTCATGGGTGGAAAGATTAAATTAGATAAAGCAGAAAAGAAAGAGTTCGATGAATTTATGAAGGGTGTCCGAAAGATGTTTGCATCCAAACAATATTAAGAACATGAATATTTCAGAAATTAATCAAAGGAATCTATCACTGCTTGATGTAAATCAGCTCAAGGCATTCCTTGATATCTTTAAAGGTGTATCTAATCCAAAAGCCAAGGTTGTTATAAAAGACCTGACTCGCGAACTTGGAACCCGCAAGATGGAAGCAGTTGAAGAAGCATCTGTTAAAGATATCATCAAAGCAGTTAAAGCATCTGCCAAAAAGATTGGCGGAATCATTGACAAGGTGTTCGATGATAAAGGATTTCAAGATGCTTATGCTAAATACGTCGATAATCCTAAAGATAAAAATAGACTGAAAAAAATTCAAGACTATACAAATGGTATGCTTGGT